AAACGGACTGTCAACACTCCCCATATAGGAGCTGCTGACCAGATGGGTCCTGACGAGCCCTGGGACGGAGTAAGTCATGTTTTCATTTTAACCGTTGATTAGTTGTTGCAACCCCAGCGACGGCGGGCAGCTTTGCCACGTTCGCCAGTCCAATTCTTGCTACGAGCACAAAAAGAACGCTTACGAGCAGCCTCTTCTTTCGTTTTTGGCTTGCCAGTTACTGGTGGCTTGAGGTTTGAGCCCGTTTCACGATTATATTTAGCCCTGCCTTTTGCAGTTAGACCTGCACCTTTACTTACCGGAAGTTTTTCACCTCTTCCGACACTAAGGTTTGGCCCCTTTTTGCGTTTTTTCTTTTCAGCCATTTTTCTTTTTGGTAGATTTACGACGTTTATGCTGATAGCTTATCTTCTTTGAGCCGGTTTTTTCGCGCTTAAACCGGGCTTTTTCGGCAGGCGACATCTCTTTAGTTGTCTTGGGCGTTTTGTCCGACACCCGTTTTGACGGTCGACACGCTGGATAGTCCCGCTTTTCCCCCTTGGAGCGGCCACAAGGCTTCCCGGTCTTTATATCGACCCACTTCTCGTCAAACCATCGGCCCAGACCACCACGGCCCTTACTTGGCTTTTTTGGTTTTGCGGGTTTTCGTGGTTTTTTTCGTTCCGCCACTGGTTGCCTTCCGATAAGTGCCACCACGCTTCTTATATTCGCGCACCAACCACGCATTTGCATACGCGCTCGGATAAACCGCAAACTTGCGCTTGGCCTCAGCCTTCACGCGAGCATAAAGCGCTTTGTTTACTGGGACGTTTTCACTCGCCACAGCTACACCGCATCTTCTTGCTGCCCTTCTTCATGCCCTTTTTCTTCTTGGGCGGACGGCCTTTTTGTGTGCCGTAAGTTCCCGGTCCCTTAGGCATGACGCAAAATGCGACGACATACCCAGTCTAAACAGCTTTAGATCCGTATTCCAGCGTTACTCGCCGTTTTCTACCGCTCGGCGAGTTCCAACGGAAAAACCTGACTTGCACTGATGGATGAAGCTCTTCTTCAGGCGATTGCAGCGTCTTCCAACGGTGATCACACTCCAAACAACGCCGCTCACGCACACAATCGTTGTCCTGTGACGTATAACGCCCCATCACCTTTGACTCTTCTGACCCGCACTTCGGACAACAAGGCGCGTTGAGCGGACGAAACATCCTCAATACAAGCGGTATGACGTAGTTCCCATGGCCTCAGGCTTGGCCAAGTTGAACTGCTGAAGCACAAGATACCCGAAAGCATCAAAGGCGTGGTCCACTCCTAAGTTTTTGTTGGGCAAACCAGTGCCTGGCGCGTAAGTCAGCGTCCGCAATGACTTGATCAGCTCCTTGCAACGCGGGTGGATCTTGACCCGTCGCGCTCCAGAAGCATCCATCAACCCCGTGTTGACTGCGGTGATCTTGTCTCGGATCTTCCACGGTGATCGCGGCGATTGAACCGTAAAACCACTGCGCCTGAGGATTGCGTGGTCCGTTACGCCGACACCGCTTGTCTTCCTTGCACCGCCTGTTGGGTCGGGACAAGCAATAACCCTGCGATCCACACCGTACCTACGGGTAACCTCATCGGCAAAATCCCAAGTGGTGGCACCGCCCGTCAGCATGATCTCGTCAAACACGTACAACGTGTCCTGATCCTTGACTGCGCAGATGCCAGACATCGGATCCACGTTGAAGTCAACGCCCAACAGCAGCGGCTGGATCGAAATGTCCTTGGCATCCGTTGAAATGTTGTCGTCCGAAAAGCTGATGGCCACCAAGCCAGTCAGGTTCTCAAAGGACGCTTCGAATTCCTGGCGGAACGTGCGCGTATCAAGTTGAGCGCGGGCTGCTTCGACCTCGTGTTTACTGACGTTTCCTCCTTCAATCGTCGTATAGCACCATCGCTGCCAATCTCCCGTTTCGTCGTCTGGGACATAACACCACAAGTCATAAAACCAGCTAGCTGTACCGTCTGGCGTCGAAATAAACAACGCCCAACCCTCTTTATCCGCTAATGCAGGCCGGATCACCTCAAACCAGACCTCTGAATCCATAAATGCCGCTTCGTCCAGCACCACACCGCTCAAACTGCGGCCACGAAGCGCCATTGCGTTCTCAGTGCCCTTTAATTCGATCGTTGAACCGTTGATTAGCTCGATTCGTAGGTCTGTTTCGTTTTTAGTCTTGATCCAGACCTTTGGAACCAGCTTTTTTAACGCTCTCCATGCAATATCTTTGGCCATCCGATAGGTCGGAGCGCAGTAAAAGAACGTTTCCCCCGGACGATTGATCGCTCCACGCACTAATTCAACGCAAGACAAGTACGACTTGCCAAATCTGCGACCTGCCACTAGGACGCGAAAGCGCTTTTCGCTCGAATAAACCTGACCTTGAGCCCATCGCAGATTGATGGGTTCTGTTTTTGTGCTCATGCCTATTACATTACACAGGTTTTCAACCCCTACCCCCCGTCAAACCGTTCCACAACGCAGCACAGCAAGTTATTATCCAAAGAAACAGGGTCGAGACAGTAATGCAGCCCGAACTGACAGAAGCTAAACAAGCCCGCGTTCGACGGCTCTATAAACGTCAGCTCGAAGGACTCTCGTCAACGGCGCTTGTCTACGATCACGCCGAGAAAGAACAGGTCTCAATTCAGACCGCTTGGCGCGATTGGGCAGATGTCAAAAAGATCGTCGATGAAGACTGGAAAGCTGACCGCGAAAATATGCTGGCGCGTCTTCAACACATGCGCACCAAACTCTTTAATCAGGCTCTGAAGAAGGGGCAGCTGCAGACCGCAAGCCAAGTGCTCGACTCCATCGGACGTGTCATCGGTGAATCCGTTGAGACAGTCAATATCCAGGCACCTGAACTTAAGATCTCCATCGAAGATAAGGGCGACTGATCCCCACGCTCACAACTTCAGACCCCTGCCCCCACCCCTAGGGGGCTTTTTTATTACACGAATACTGTTGTGCAGAAATATGTTCAGGGTACCTGGCCGCCGCGCAGCCAGTTGGCAAACTGCAACACTACCCCCTTCTACAATCTGACAGGTAGGCTATAATTAAGACAGCAAAAGGGAGGAGGGGTTAACACCCTCAGCCGCTTGCTAAGTAGCACCGTTCGGATGCTACAATAGACAGACAGGCGGGGAAGCAGTCCCGCACCGAACCTTGAGTCCGGCACAGCCGGGATGAATAAGTCCACCCTGAGAGCGATTCCGCTCCAATCTCAGCCTGCCTGGGTTCACCCGCGCAGTGCTGGCAACGGGCGGAGCGGGTTTACTGCCTCACAACAGCGCTCTCAGTAAGTGGCAAAGAGCTAAACCCATTCACTGATTTCTACTAATGGAAACCAAGACACAAACGACCCACACAGTCACCATTGGCCGTGTGGAGATCGGCGGAGGTCGCATCGTTGCGATCTGCGAAACGTCAGGCGACAGCGTGACGTTGGAAGTTCCTTATGGTGCTGTGACTGAAGCGGTGGAGAAGTACCTCACCGATCGACTGACACGTTGGGATCGCGATCGCATCGTCACAATGTTGACGGATGTGAACCGCGCAGAAGACGCTAAAGCGGAGGCTTCATCATGAAGTCCTTCTTAGTTATGTTCAGCTGCTATGTCTGCGCGGGAGTTTATGGAACAATCGTGTTCAGCACGATTGCATCTCAGACACTTCCGCAGCACAGCGGAACCCAGTCTTACGTCCGGGTGATCCGCTGATGGCTTACCTAATGCAGGTCTGGCGTGGGGTCCCTCAATGTGGGGGCCTCGGCTGGGTAACTTACGGCGGACCCGTTGATAAGGCGAGAGCTTACGAGCTTCTGGCCTTATCTCAACGTTTACGCCCGCAACATCCCCACAAGCTGGAGACAGTCAGCGATGCCTTTTGAAGTGTTTATGTGGAGTTGGGACGAGATCTCAGGTCGCAAGGTCTTAGCTACCGTCCCAACAATGCAAGAAGCTGACGAAAAACTCGACGAAATGTCCGAGCGTTTTCCTCACGCTTACATCGACTATCGTGGCGTCCCGGAGTAATCCGGGCGCTTTTTTATTCAACGTACCAATGCAACTTCTACAGGGCCCATTGATCCGTACCAAATACCTGGGGCCAACTAATTACAGAGGCTCCAGGATCACAGCGGTTCATAAGCGAGACAGTGAGCAGACCCAACGCGTGACCCTTTCATGGGATCACAGCCTGGATGGCCTGGAGAATGCCAAAGCGGCAGCGCTTGCGCTGTTGAAGTCTTGGCCATATCGCCAGGATATGGTTCTAGTCGCTTGCGGCTGGGATCATGACCATTACTACTTTGTCGCTTCACCCGCTCCACTAAGCAGCCCGGCTTAATCGCCGGGTTTTTTCCTATGTATTTCGATCGTTTCGACATTTGCGAGGCTCACTACATGTTCGCCATGCTTTGGCATGACGGGATGTGGGGGGAGATCTATGGGAAGTTCGGGCAGCTGGAGCGGATACAGTTTCGCCCTAGTCCATGCCTGAGTGAGCCTAAAGATCTGACTATGAATGGCCGCGAGATTTATCGCCAACTGGTGGTGAATTTATGCGGCATTAAATCCACCGCTCCAAAATCATGATCATTAAAACGTTTCGAAACGTCTTCCGCTTTCAGGTTTTTGTACCTGAGAAGCGGGGATGGCTTCACTATCGCCCTAGCTGGTCAGAATCTGGTGTCTGGTTATGTGAATTCAGCTCACAAGATGGCACGATCCAAAAAAGCCGTATGTTGACTGCGGCTTATGCGGAAGAGATCTGGCATCGCTTCAGGTCTCAGGACACTTGCGAGACTATCTACGTTTCCTAAGCCCCCTTACGGGGCTTTTTTTATGCGCTGAGCCGGATCAAGCATTCCTCAGCACGACAGTCTTCAAGCTTGGCACGAACCCAGTTAAGGCGACCGGCAACCTTTCGACCGTCGTTAGTGTCCTTGTAGACGTGAAGCGCTTCAAGCAGAAGCATCCACTCGTCAGCGCAGAAATGAATGGTCTTAGTTGGTTCAGTCATGAATGGGTTCGTTGCCTTTGGTGGATTGTTCCTGTAAGATTTTAACCAGTGGAGTCAAGCCCCGGCCTGCT